CACTCCTGTGATTGTTTCAGACTTCACTGCTCAGCCTGAGTTGGTTGGGTCGGGTTGGAAGGTGGATGTGCAGCCGTTCTGGGATTCGCATCAGAAAGCATGGTTCTGCACCCCACAGGTTCCTTCCATCGTGGATGCCCTGAGACAGGCCTACAACGCTCCCAGAGGCGTGGACAAGACCGCTGTGGCGTTTGCTCAGCAATACAACGCTGACACCGTCTACGAGGCTTACTGGAAGCCGATCATGAAGGAGCTGCATGAATGGTGCCTGTCATCATCATCCCCGTCCTGAACCGGTATGACCTACTGGAACGGTGCCTGCAATCCATTGACTATCCCGTTGAACATCTGATCATCATCGACAACGGCGGCGAGTCCAGCCTGCAATATTATCCTTGGGTGATTGACCGAAGACTGGTCAGCAACTATCACGTCTGGTCGATGCCCACGAACCTTGGTGTTGCCCCGTCTTGGAATCTTGGTATCAAAGCCACACCTCATGCGCGTGGTTGGATTCTGTTGAACTCTGACGCATGGTTTGAACCAGGTCAACTTGAACACTTCTTCGCTGACTGTCAGGACGGGATGGTTGTACGAAGTGAGAAGAACTGGTCATGTGTTTGGGTTGGGCAGGAAGTGGTGAGCAAGATCGGCTTATTCTCTGAGTGTTATGTTCCGGCATACTTTGAGGACAACGACTATGAGCAGAGGGCGAAGGCGTTCAACATTCCTGTCATGGTTTCGGATGCTGTGGTGGGTCACGATAATTCGTCAACGCTCAAAGCGAACCCTGAGTTTGGCGAGAAGAATGTCAGAAGTTATTCAGACAACGCCAATCTCCACGACATCAGATGGAGGTCGGGCATACCTGATGCGGGGGCTTGGGATTTGGGTCGACGAAGGACACTCGGATGGGATTGAAGACCGTTGAATCTCGGTTGACTTTGATCACCGCATCTCTGCCTGAACGGTCTGATTTGTTGGGTGAGATGTTGGCTTCTGTAGCTGCTCAAACGGTGTTGCCTGCTGGGCATCTCATTCTCATTGATGATGGTTCTGCGGTCAGCAAATTGAAGCGTTTGGAAGCAATGGTTGACACCGAGTATTGGTGCCAAGTTGATGATGACGATTTGTTGTTTCCGAATCATATTGAGGTTCTGTCTGAGAATCTTGGTGCCGATGTGGTGTGGACTGAATGTTTGGTGACTGGCAGGGATTGGAATCCCAATCAGGACTATGAGCCTGGTGTGTTGCAGCAACGCAACTACATTCCCTCCAACTATGCGGGTCGTGCTTCAAAGTTGCGTGAAGTTGGCGGCAACGTGGAGGTCTCGGGTTCTGATCATCATGATTGGAATCTGTTGCGCCGAGTCGAGTCAAACGGTGGCACGTTTCATCATGTGCCTGTTCTGACTTGGAACTATCGTTTCGGTGTGTCAAGGAATAGTTCTGTATGACGACGATCTCTGTTGTGTCTGCCATTTGGGGTTCGGGTTATTGTCAGTTCGTTGACCGTTGGTGGGCTTCTGTGGCCGCGCTGGAACGCACTCCGGATCAAGTTGTGGTGATTACAGATCAAGACAATTTTGATTTGGTTCAAACGAGAAGACCTCTCGGGTATGACGTTCCGTTGAAGATTGTTGCTTTGGATAATGAGTCAACATTCAACGACTATTGGGATGCTGCGTTTCGTGAGTGTGACATGGATTGGATTGCCACTTGCTGTATTGATGATGTTTTTGTTTCTGAGGCTTTGAATGACATTGACCGTGCCGATGAGCAGGGTTGTGAGATGGTGGCAGATGGGGTTCGTTTCACGGATCAATCTCGAATCTGGAAGGGCTACTGGAACCCTGTTCAGATTTTTGATTCGATGACCATGCCTGGTGCAGCACCTATGAGGAAAGACATGTATGAGCGCGTTGGAGGATTCCCCAAGCAAATCTACTGGTCTGACTGGGCGTTCTATATGGTCTGCGCCAAGGCTGGTGTGAAAGTGTTTCAGTCTGATCTGATTCGCATAATTTTTGATGAGGGTTATACACACAAGACCCAATCAGGTCAGCAACTTGACTCTGACACACGTCAGATGGCCAATGATCAAATTAGGGATTTTGCTATCATGCTTCAATCCGAGAACTAGTATTGACCTATCATGAGCATCACTAACGGCTACGCCACCCGCAACCAGATCAAGGCCGCTCTCCGCATTGGGACGGCTGACACTCTCGATGACGAGCTGATTGACAACTGTGCTGGTGCTGCTTCACGTCTGATCGATGGTTACTGCAATCGCCAGTTCTGGTCTGTTGGTTCTGCAACCACTCGGGTCTATACGGCTGAGAATGATTTCTACTGCAACATCGATGACATCGCTGGAACTGCAATCACCTTGAGAACTTCTGGTGCTACCGATGGAACCTTTGATGTGACTTGGTCACCATCCGATTGGCAGTTGGAACCGTTGAATGGTCGCTTGGATGGTTTGCAGTGGGCGTATGACAAGATTCGTGCAGTTGGTGACTATCTGTTCCCAACGGTTAACGGCAACTATGGCGAGCAGGCTTTGGTTCAGGTGACTGCTGTGTTTGGTTGGCCGTCTGTGCCTGAACCTGTTACACAGGCCACGATCATTCAGGCTTCACGAATCTTCAAACGGTATGACTCACCGCTTGGTGTTGCAGGTTTCGGTGACTTGGGTGCGATTCGTGTTTCTCGTTTCCTTGATCCGGACATGGCACAACTTGTCGAACCGTATCGAAGGATGCGAATGTTCGCATGAGCGACACAACTACTGTCACACAGATCAAAGAAGGTTTGCAGGTACGCCTAGCAACTATCCCTGGTCTCAGGTCGTATGCGTATCAGCCGGACAATCTCAACGCCCCGTTCGCTTGGCCGATGTTGGAGTCAATCACCTACAACGGTGCAATGCGTGGCGGGTTGATCACCAATATATTCACCATTTCGGTAGTGGTGGGTCGGTCAGCTGAGCGGTCTGCCCAGGCTGCGTTGGATGGATTCTTGTCCTATGAGGGTACGACTTCTATTCGTGCCGCTTTGGAAGGGGATCGGAGTTTGGGTGGTGTGGTATCGAACCTGCTGGTCGAGTCGGCTTCAAACATCTCCACAATGGAAGGCAATGACACTACCTATCTGATGGTGGATTTCCGTGTCATCGTTTATTCCTAACGGTTGCCCGCTTGTGGCTGGTGCGTGTAGAGTTATCGCATCGGCTCAGCCGAGCAGAAGTAGTTCAACTCGATAGCCGATAAGGCAGGAGCATCAAATGGCAAAGCAAGTTTTTACAAACGTGACAGTCACCTACGGTACTGCCAACACAGATATCACTCAGTACGTTTCGTCCGTGACCCTGTCCACGACTGCTGCTGAAGTTGCAACTACTGCAATGGGTTCGTCAGCTGTGACACGCATTCAAGGTTTGATTGACAACTCGGTCACGCTTGAGTTGCATCAGGATTTCCCAACGATTGAGAAGTTGTTCTGGGATGCTTACACTGCTGGCACTGCTGTACCGATGACGATCAAGCCAAACGGAACTGCTGCTGCTGGTTCGAGCAATCCACAATATGCGTTTTCCGCTCTGCCCGTGAGTTGGACACCAATTTCGGGCGCGGTGGGCGACCTTGCAGTGGTAAGTATTACTTATCCCATCAGCGGTGCAATCACCAAGACTGGCACTGGCGCATAGTTTCAACATAACAACCCTTACCTGCGGAGGTATATATGAAGATTGCACTTGAACTTACAAGTGCGCTCGATGGCAAGTCACGAACCATTGTCGCTGCGTTTCCAGACTTCATTGCGTTTGAAGGCAAGTTCAATCGAAGCGTTGCCAAGTTTGAAACAGAACTCACGTTGACTGACCTTGCGTATTTGGGTTGGCATGCTGAGCATCGTTTGAAGAAGACTGGCCTTGACTTTGAATCATGGTGCGATGAGATTGAATCGCTTGAAGTGGGAGATGCTGCTGAAGCAGTGATCGTCCCTTTGGAGATCAGTCAGCCCACTGGATGATCGCGTACCTGTCTTGCGAGACAGGTATTGCACCATCAGTGTTGCTGGCAGAATCACCACGAATGATCTTCACAATG